CCCGCACCAGTATAGCAGGAGGGTGTCTTAGTCTAATAAGGCGCCTGCGGGGTATGGGCTGGGAGAACAATCTAAAGAACTTACCTCCGATGATGACCTAAATACCATCTGGCAAAATGGATGGTATCGGTGGGGATCGAGGAGTCCGCAAAATGCTCCTAAAATGACATCTGATGCTGGTGGGGCAGGCTACATATTTGCGCGGGTTACAAATTATGATGCCCAAAATGTCCTGCAGGAATATTGGTCACTTAACCAAGATGCACAAAATCAAGCACGTCGCATCTGCAGAAATGGCACCTGGGGGCCGCTCGAATGGATCAATCCGCCCATGCAGTTAGGCGTCGAGTACCGCTCCACGGAGCGGTACAACGGCAAACCTGTGTATGCCAAAGCAATCAATTTCGGTCAGGCACCAAATGCCACATACAAAGACGTCTCTCATGGGATAGAGAATTTCGGCCAGCTTGTCTCATACACAGGGATGATGGGAGGCGCCAATCTGATCGAAACCCCTGCGCTTGACAGTATTCAGATCAATGCCTCCAATATCCGGATCACGACAAATTCGGATGTATCCGCCAGTTATGTATATCTGGTTTTGCGTTACACAAAAACAACTGATTGAGGTGAACACCATGAAGATCCTGAAATACAAACTGGCTACGGAGACCAACCACGGAACCCCGGAGAAGCCGATGATGGAAACCGTACTCTCCGATGTCTCCATGCCTTACACCACGGAGACCGACTACCAGATGGCCTTGTCTGAGGCATGGCAGGGTGAGGTCACCGTGGAGGAGGGGCCGGAAACCGCGGACGAAATCCGGGCGCGGCGTGACCGGCTATTGGCGGCCACAGACTGGGCGGTGCTGCCGGATTCCCCGTTGGATGCTCAGTTGCTGGAGGAGGTCAAAACCTACCGGCAAGCCCTGCGGGATGTGCCCCAACAGGAGCATTTTCCAGGCGCGATTACTTGGCCGCGGATGCCGGAGCTTACGAATCCTCCCTGATTTGCGCAGATTCCTCGGCAGACAACCGCCCGGCGGCTACCAGCTGATATTTGATGATCTTCATGTGCCCTCCTTCCAGTATTTCAAGAATAGGGTGAAGTTTAATCCGACTGTACGGCCAGACCCGACCGAAATTGTGAACTTCCCATTCCCGTTTTGTGTAAACAGGCCAAGATAGTTTGATGCGTCGAAAACAGATTCTCCAAAAAGCCCCGGAATTTGCGTTCCGTTATCCAATACGCCATAGCAATCCAGCATCTTTACCTGTCCGCTGTTATCCGGGATTTGGACTTCAATCGTCTTTGACGAGCTGTTCGGGAACGCCCCGCCATCCACGGCCATCACAAATACAGGCTTTCCGTTGTATCGCTCAGTGGTGCGGTACTCGACGCCGATTTTCATGGGGGGATGCTCCCACTCAAACGGCATCCACACTGCTGGACTCGACGATGATGGGTAGCGTAGCTTGAACATCCGCCATCCGCACAGCCCCACGTCTGCACTGCCGATATTAGATAGGACCGCGTAGTTCGCATCGCTCTTGTATAAGAGCGATATCGTAGTACCTGCATTGCCGTACACTGCCGGCGGATAGGCCCGCACCAGTTTTGCGGTCTTGTCAGGCATCGCATCCAGTACAGCGTCTACCTTGGCGCAGTATGTCTCATAGGATTCCTCCGCGCTGGTGGTCGCAATTTCCTGTATCGCATCCCCGAAGCCAAACCCCGCGGGCGCCTTATTAGACTAAGACACCCTCCTGCTATACTGGTGCGGGAGGTGTTGCGTATGGACGCAAAGACGGAGCTGGAGCGGAGGCTGGTAGGACTGGCCCCCGGTATGGAGGCGGAGATCAGACAGATCCTGGAGGTGTACCGGATTACCTGGGCAGAGACAGGCGGCGCCCTGGCGCTCCGTGAGCGGATCGAGTCATTCCTGGCGGCGAAGCGGATCGACGGCCTGTCCCCCAAAACGCTGAAAGACTATGGCCTTGTGCTGCGGTCTTTTGCGCGGAATGTAGACAGGCCGCCGGAGGAGATCACAGCCGACGATGTCCGGCGGTATCTGGCCGGACTGTCGGAGCGGGGGCTGAAGGATGGGAGCATCGTCACCCACGCCAACACGCTGCGGAGCTTTTTCGCATGGCTCACTGAAGAGGGGCTGATCCACAGAAATCCCATGTGCCGTATCCGGACGCGGCGGGTGGACCGGGCGGCCACCCGGAAGCCCCTCACAGCGGGGGAGCTGGAACAACTGCGGGCGGCCTGCGGGGACGCCCGGGAGCAGGCGCTGCTGTCGTTTCTGGTCACCAGCGGTTGCCGCCTTAGCGAGGCAGCGGGCATCCGGGCGGATCAGGTAGACTGGCGGCGGCGGAGCATCCGGATCACCGGGAAGGGCCGGAAGACCCGGACAGTGTACTTTTCGGAGGAAACGGCTGTGCTGCTGGATGCGTACATCCAGGAGCGGGGCCAGGGGACTCCCCTCTTTTCGACGGGTGGCGGCACACCGCTGTCCCCACGCTCCATCCAGCGGCTCCTCCGGGCGCTGGGAGAGCGGGCGGGGTTGGAACGGCGGGTCCACCCCCACATCCTGCGGCATACCTTTGCCACGCAGGCGCTGCAGGGTGGGATGCCGCTGCCGGTGCTCCAGCAGCTGCTGGGGCACGAGGACCCGAAGACCACAATGATCTACGCCGAAATCCTGCCGGAGGCGGCGCGGGCGGCGTATGAGAAGATTTTCAACACGAAAGGAGCTCAACTATGAATGAAACGACTGTGACCACGGTAAAGGCCGCCATCGCGGCGGCGGTGGCTACCATGACGGCCCTGTGGGGCTGGTTCGGGTGGCTGGTGATCGCCTGGGTGCTGCTGATGCTGGCGGACTGGCTGATCGGCAGCGCGGCGGCGGCCAAGGAGGGGCGCTGGTCCAGCGCCAAGATGCGGGAGGGCGCCTGGCACAAGGGCGGCATGATCCTGGTGGTGTGCATCGCCCTGGTGGCGGACTGGCTGATCGGGAGCATCCTGGGGCATATCCCGGCGGTGTCCATGCCCTTTGATTATTCCGTCCTGCTGGCGCCGCTGGTGATCGTCTGGTACATCATCGGGGAGCTGGGATCCCTGGCGGAGCACGCCGTCACCTTCGGGGCGCCGGTGCCCTCCTGGCTGTGCAATATTTTGGAAATCGGCAAAAACGCCGTCGACGCCGCCGGGGAGAGCATCGCCGGCGAGAGCGGCGGAGAAGATTCCAAGGACGGCGGGGAATAAAAAGAGCGGCGTCCCTGGGGGAGGGACGCCGCAGTGTGCCCGACATGGAAATAGAGCAAAAACATGTCAATAAGGAGGGGGTACACCTACATCTTATATCATTAGAAACCGGCGGTCAAGCCGGATATTTGAAAGGAGCTTACTTATGACTACCAACGAAATCCTGAACAAGTACACCACTGGCGAAATGACCCTGCCCGAGGCGAATGAGGCGCTGAAGGAAGCAGACAGCGACCTGTGCCTGGACCCCAACCGGAATGTGATTACTCCGGAGGAGCTGGCGGAGACCCGTGTGGGCATGACGCCGGACGAGGCCAACGGCTACGGGCTGATGGAGCACGGCGCGGGCAGCCTGGAGAAGGTCCATGTGGTGGGCGGCCGCACGGTGGACGTGGACATGGGCCAGGAGGCCGCCTATGTCTACATCGCCGGGCACAAGTACCGCCTGCGGGGCGACGTGCTGACGGACGAGGACTGAGATGGAACTGCCGGGACAAAATAAGCAGGCATAATATGGAGCGGCAGGCGGGGCGATCCTGCCTGCCGCTGTCGATAAGGAGGCAACTATGCAGTTTGCGGCAACCCACCCGCTGAACAAGATCCGGCGGGTGCAGATCTACAACAACATCAAGCGGTACCGGGAGACGGAGCTGGACAAAATCCTGCAGGAGACCGGCGGCAGCTTCGTGTTCGGCGGGCCGATCTACCTCGGCAACCTGACGGCCTGCTGTCACCTGAAGGGAGACGGCGTGGTGTACGGCGCTCCGGATTACCATGTATGGGGCATGGCATGGGGGGCCGACGCGCAGGACTATGCCATGGAGCGGCTGCCCTGTGAGGCGGACAACTATGTGGAGTGCGTGGCCCTCGTTGTGGAGGGAGAGCCGCTGGCGGCGCCCCACTATCAGCCGGACATGGGCGGCAGACGGCCACGCCAGGCCATCGGCACCAAGGAGGGGCGGTTTGCCTATCTCGTCACCCAGACGCCCTACACCCCGGAGGAGCTGCGGGACGTGCTGGCGGCCGCCGGCTGGGACAGCGCGGTGATGCTGGACGGCGGCGGGTCCGTGTGCTACCGGGACCGGGCGGGCAATGGCTTTGTTTGTGACGCGGACCGGGTGATCCCCTACTATCTCGTGGTCCACTTGGCGGACGATGTGTCCGAACCTGACACCACCGACGGGCAGTATGTGGTGACGGCCCAAAGCGGCCTCAATATCCGCAAGGGGCCGGGCACATCCTTTGACAAGCTGGGAGGCTATTCCTACGGCGCCGTGGTGGCCGTCCAGGCCGTCCGGGACGGCTGGGGGCAGACGGACCGGGGCTGGGTGTCCATGGACTACCTGTGGCCTGTGGAGGCCGCAGACGAGGGCCTGGTGACCGATACGGGACTGCGGATCATTCAGGAGTTCCTGCCGGCCGGAGCCGACAACCGGCCGGGCGGAAGCAATCCGGACACCTATATCACCATCCACGAGACCGGGAACTTTGCTAAGGGCGCCGACGCGGCGGCCCACGCGGCGTATCTGCGGGGCAGCTCCGCCCAGGCGGCTCCCGTGAGCTGGCACTATACCGTGGACGACCACAGCATCTACCAACACCTGCCGGATTGCGAGCGGGCCTACCACGCCGGGGACGGCGGCAGCGGCCCTGGCAACGCCACTTCCATCGGCATCGAAATCTGCGTGGATGCCGGAGGGGATTTTGAGCAAGCCAAGGCCAATGCGGCATCGCTGGTGCGGCTGCTGATGGAGCGGCACGAC